ACAGGGCGTTTGTGCTTCGATTTGGGCTGAGTAGGTATACAGGGCGTTTGTGCTTCGATTTGGGCTGAGTAGGTATACAGGGCGTTTGTGCTTCGATTTGGGCTGAGTAGGTATACAGGGCGTTTGTGCTTCGATTTGGGCTGAGTAGGTATACAGGGCGTTTGTCACTGCAGACGGCATTTTTTTGAACGTTTTTGTTTTTCATGAACAAAGTTGACTGGGACAATTTTTATTTTCTCTTGCGAATTTTCAATTCTAGAGCATGTGCAGCCGTCAGATTGCAGTGTAGGGTTGTGTAGGGTTGAAAGGTGTTGATGGCCAACCCTACATGCATAATTGTTTGAAATTTTCAGTTCTAGAGCACTATTATCCCATTATTTGATATTAGTGTAGGGTATGTAGGGTTGTGTAGGGTTGTAAATTCGCTGCAGAAAAAAAAGAAAATTTTAAAAGAGAGTTGTAAAACTATACATTGACCCTACATACCCTACATACCCTACATTCGAAATTTTGGAATACAAAGGCATTTTATCCAATTATTGTTTTTTTTTGTGGAAATTCGCGCCGCTGATTTCACGTGAGTAACTACTCAGGCAAAATTCAAATGGGCCGATTTCTGGGCCGATTTCTGGGCCGATTTTCATTTCCAACTTCAAACTGGGCTCGCCAAAATTTTTAAAATTTGCAAAGAGGACTTCCTGCTGATTTTGAAAAAACGCCCAAAAAAACGCCCAAAAAAACGCCCATCTCATATTCTCAATTAAAAAGCACTTTTATTGCAATATTTTGAAATATGAGTTTAGTGTAATTTTCAGTTTGTGGCAAATTGCAATGAATAAAGCTAATTCATTTGATTTTTGTGGGCCGATTCATTATGTCATAAACGCCAAGTGAAATCAAAAAGAGCCCAAACCCAGTGCTGAGCCAAACTTTAGATGGGTCGATTCATTATGTCATAAAACGCCAAGTGAAATCAAAAAGAGCCCAAACGCAGCGCTCAGGCAAACTTCAGATGGGCCGATTTTTGGGCTGATTTCTGGGCCGATTTCAAATGCAAGACAAACAAGGCTCTCAAAAAAATTGCAAAAATTTCAAAGAGGACTTTCCTGCTGATTTTGAAAAAAGCCCAAAAAAACGCCCAAAAAAGAACCCACTCATATTCACAGTTCTAGAGCACTTTCATCTCATTTTGTAGAATATAATTTACTTCGAAAATAATTGCAATTGTGCTAATTGTCGTTTTTTCAAGAACAAAGTAAATCTAATGAATTTTTGTGGGCCGATTTTATTTTTCAAAAAAAGCACCCAGCTGTTGGGAAAAACGCCCAGCCATATTTTTGCATTGAACAACATTTCCATTTAATAATATTGCTAGATGGTTCTCGAGACTGTCTTTCCTTTTTATTTAGCGGCCCCATTAACCATTTCAAGAAAAGCAATGGCCGAACGGCTAACGCACTTGGCCCGCACCCAGCCGTCTTGGGTTCGAGTCTTGGAAAGAGGAATTATTTTTGACGGCCAGCCATGCATTCGGTTTGCCGTGAGCACCAAATTTGAAATTGCTTCTGGTCGGACTTGTGTTGTTCTCACAAGGACCTGAAGTGGATGGCACACAATTCAGAATATGACTGGTATTAATTTTATATTTATTTAAATAATTCTTTCCGGGATATATATAGAAAGCGAAAAGTCATGGCAGAAGAGGTTACAGCAGCAGTCAAGATCTTGAATTATGGAACACGAGAAGAAGTCTTCAAGGGGCTTGCTAAGAAGACGAAAGGAGGTTTAACCAAAGAAGACATTGTATTCGAGAACAATCGATACAAATCAAAAAAAGCGATTGCAAAAGGTAGATCTCTTGTGCAGCAACTTCGTGGTGTTCCAGTGCCTGAGGCAGAACCAGTTGAAGCAAAGCCAAAAGACTTGACAGATTCAAAAGTTGTCAAGAAGCCAAGAGCACCAAGAAAGCCCAAGCCTTCGTTGACCGCAGAGCAAGAAGTATCAAGCACCTTACCAGAGAATTCATGTTAAAGTTATGGTGCTTCTATGGACTTAAATGAAATAATTTAAGAATTCTATATACAAACAGTAAAAAAAAGAATTTTACTTTATTGATACGAAGCGCTCAGATGCGCAGCTCGGCTTCTCGAATCTTCTGTTCCCAGATCTCAAGAACATGGAACCGCATTTTCTCTTTTGACCAAATAATGTCAAATGGCATGCGATCTAGTTTGTAAACTAAAAACAACATTTCTGTAAGAGCATCAACCAGCTCATCTTTAAACTCATCACTATACTGATGTCGTTGAATAGCTGCCCAAATGATTTCAGAAGCCTCGCAAAGGGAATCCGATAGCATGTTCTCTATATAAGAACAGAAATAATTATTTCAGACTGAAATTAATTGGCTTTGAAAAATAATTAACTTCAATATAGAGCGAGAAATGACCAAACTATTTTGCGAAATTACTCCTAATACCAACGCCGAGTCTTCCAAGATATGGCCCTGGGTTATTACTTGTGGAAGCAGAAGCTGTCAATTTGAATTCATGCAGCAAGACATATGGTTCTGCTCATTTAGATGTCAAAAGTGCAAAAAAAAAAATAATAATCCTGCACATGCATTATATCATACAAGCAACTACCATGGTAATGGCAAGTGCTTCTTTGCAACAGAGCATTATAAAGAGTTTAAAGCAAATTAGCGCTAAAACTCATATTGACGCTCTAACTTCTTCAATAGCAATTTTTTTAAGTTCGTCGTCCAATAATTCGCCATCCCAACTATTAATTTTTGTAAGAATTTTTTTATTAGGCATTGTTTTGTTTTTCTCAATCCATTTTTCAAGATATTCAACTTTCAGATAGTCAGCTCCAGAAGAAGAAGAAATAGTTTTGGGTTTTTCAAATGCTGTATAGAATTTACTAAACATTTCTGGAATTTCATTTTTTTGGATACCTCCTTTCTTCCAATTATCAGGGTCCAGTATCTTATTCTTTGCCGATCGTAGCAAATCTCTAGACTCAGCTTTTTGATAATTGCCAACTTTATCTGGAACTTTCTCAGAGTAAAAGTCCAATAATGCTTGCATCGCAGAAGATACTGCAGATGATGCAGCAGGTTCTTCTGCCTCTATGAAAGATGAGGTCAGCTTTGCGAATTCCAATTCCTTAACAAGATCATCTTTTCCACCTTGAACCCCCAATGTTTCATTGACATCATTAACCGTTTTTCCAGTGTAATGGGCAATTCTTTGAATGGCATCGCGCTTTGGAATGCCTTTTTTTAGTTTTCCAATTAAATCATCGATCTCTTTTAGTTCATCTTCAGCGCTCATTTTTGGCACTTCGACTGCAGTAGAAGCAGAAGGCATTTTAGCTTTTTGAATAATCGGCTTAAGCTGTTGTATAACCTCATCAAAATTATCTGCGTTGTAGGCTGAATATAAACTATTTGGAAGCTTATCGCGTATATCTCTGTCAAAAATAATTCGTTTAATTAGAGGCTTGACAACCATAATTTGATTCAAACTCATTTCTTTGGTCGATTTCTTTGCGCCAACTAATGCCTTGTAGTCAGAAATAGCATCTTCTAGATTTGCAAATGGAGTAGAAATCGCCTTTTTTGCATATTCTAGTCTTTCTCCCGTAAATGGAATAAACTTTGCATTGGACCTAAATTGCTGATTTGCAATTGCATTTTTTAGCTGGATATACAAGGCATTGTCACTTAGACGTTCAATTTCTCTCTCTGGCAGTGCAAGAATAGCTTTTCCATAAGCATTCATTTCATCTCGAGTTATTGTATTATTTGTCGCTTTTTCCAGAAAATCATCTATATTCTTTTGTTCTGCTTCGGTCGGATCTGCTTGCTGATACTCTGGAATGCCGAGTTTACCATTATAAGTATAAACATGCATGATTTCTGTTTCCTGAAGTTTGGAAGGGTCAAAGGAAGACTTCCTGCTTGGTTTAGCGACCACAGTCCTCGCTGGCTGCAGTTCAGGTTGTTCCTTTTCTTCACTGCCAAATAGTTTGCTTTCGGCCATGTCTTCCAATTTTCTGACTGCTTGTGCTTCATCTATTGGGATGGATGACTTGTATTCGAAATCTTGAATAGGTAACTCATATCCATAACGATAAAAGGAACGTTTATTTTTCATTTTCTGCGTCAGGTATCTACGATATGCATTATCACCTTTTTGTATCGAAGATTTTTCTTCCCTTTCTAATCGCATTAAACGAGCTCTTTCTTTTTGTTCTAGCTGCCTTTGTTTGCCTAGCTCAGCTCTAGAGACACGTTCATCGACATCTTCGAGCATTTGCCGCAGTGCGTTTATAATGTCATCGATACGTTTAATGGCTGGTCGATAAGCTGCAATAACTCGTTTTTTATCACCTTCATCAGGTATTTTCGCCTCTTCCTCCCGAATGGTATCAGTAAGTTCTGCTTTCTTTTGCTCGTAATATTTGAACATGTCTACAGGTGTCATTCCTTCACTGAACAGATCATCAGGTTCAGGAACGAGCTCTTCAAATGCCTCAGCAACATTTCCAGCAGGTGTCTTGTAAATTGCGTTGAATCCTGCTTCTTTTTCAATTTTTTCTCGGAACTTCTGCCATAGTGATTGGAATAGTAAATAGTTCAAGTTCTTAACACCTTTATATTCTTCTTTAAACTTAGGGAAAAAGGAATTGAAGCCTTCAACTTGATTTGTTTTTTCAAGCCATTCAATAACGCTCTGCGCATTCTTGTAATCTAGCATTTCCTGTAGATTGATCATTGCAAGGTCTCGCTGATAAAAGCGGTCGCTCACCTTTTGCTGATTTTGAGTTGAGGGTGCATTGGATGGTGGAATCGTCAACAATGCCTTTGCAGCAGCATCTTTCGCAGCCTTGTTTGTTGCATTGTTGAGGTTGACTCGCAATTGTAAAGTTTTAAATAATGAATCTGCAGCTTCCTTTTGAGCAGCAGCAGTGCTAAGTGCTTGAACCACGAATGACATTTGCTCACTTTTAGAACGTATATAGTTGTGAGCAAAAAAAATTCACTTAAATAATATATGATGGCGGACAAACCAATAACCAACTTCTACAAATTTACAAAAAAACAAAAGGTTCACAATCCAGGATACAAGAATCATCTCATTGACATTCCGTTTCGTATGGTCGTCATTGGTGGCTCTGGATCCGGTAAGACATTGTTTCTTTGTGAGCTTATCCATCGTATGACCAATACGTTCGAGGAGATAATTGTTTGCGTCCGTTCAAAACACGAACCATTATACGAGCTTTTAGAGCAGAAGACACAGGGAATGGTCAAGTTCTATGAAAACACAATTCCCGAGTTAGATGAATTCAAAGACAAAAAGCAGAGGTTCATTGTATTTGACGATTTAATCCTGAGCAAAACTTTGCAAGGCAAGATTGGAGAATATTACATAAGAGCTAGAAAGTATAACATGAGTTGTGCATATCTCAGTCAGAGTTTCTATGCGATTCCAAAGATCATTCGACAGCAGGCTAATTACATCGTTCTCAAAAAGCTTGGATCCCAGAAAGATATTAAGATGATCATCCGGGAATACAGTCTTGGCATGGACCTAGATGAGTTGATGAGCCTTTACAAAGATTGCACAAAAAATAAGCTTGATTTCGTTATGATTGATATGCAGAATGACGACTACAAATACCGTAGATCGTTCCAGCCAATTTGCGCGTCAATTTAATTTCTATATTTCTAAAAAATAACTATTTGCAATATATATATAGAAAGAGTAACAAGATGAGTAAGAGTGCTGACAAAAATACGAAGCAAGTCAATGAGAATTTGTTGGGTGAAAGATTTGTGCGTTTTGGCGATAAATATATTTATGTTCCAAGTCTAATGAAAGGATACTTGTCACTGCGAACATCTAATCAGCGTTACATCAAAGATCGCCCGGCAAAACCAATAAGTCGCGAGCTAAAAGAAATATTTCTAGATATTGTTTTCAAGAACAGCTTTGCAACTGCGAAATATGATCAGCTAAGCGAAGATGAACAAGAATTATTTGATGATGTATGTCGTTATTCAAGAATGACGACTCATGATATTGAAAAGCGCGTCAGCATCACTGAAAAACAAAAAAATGATTTAATTGGGAAATTCAATGTTTTAAAAGGTGAACTTTTGGCGGGTAATTCGAACCCTGATCTTGTTAAGAAAATGCGAAATATATTGCTAGAACTTAAAGCAAAAAAATTGATTCCAAAACAATATTACGACCAGCTTATTTCAGAAATTGTGGCTTGCATTTAAGTAAGCTGCGTGTATTTATTATTTTTTTAATAGTTTTTCATGCATGTAATATAAACCTTTAGAAAACATGTCCGAGCTCGTTAAAGTGAAACTGCATTTATCGCAGCCAAATTTCGATAAGTTGCGAAAAGGGAAGCATGCTCAGCTTTCTCATCACCAGTTGACAGGTGCAACGCATCATTTAATGGTTCATCCAACAACTGCCAAGCGAATTAATAAGGCAATTCGTCAGAAAAAGGGAATTCGAGTAAAGATGTCTGAACATGAACTGAGCGAGACAGCTCATGGAGGAGGATTTGGGGATTTCATTAATAAACTAAAGGATGCTGGTTCTTGGCTAAAGAAAAACATAATTGATTCTTCATTCTATCAAAGCAACATTAAGCCAATTGCAAGAAACTTGGTTGATTCTGGATTGGCAGCTGTAGCGCCTAGACTTGGTGCTGCTGCGCCTGTAGCAAACTCAGCCGTAAATGCAATTGGTCAAGCGACCGGCGCTTTTGGACTTGGAAAACACAAACATCATGAGGAAAAGTTGAAAGAATTTATTGCTGAGTCTGCAGTTATGCCAAGACCAGGAGGTCCTGCTGGTTTCTCTGCATTGCCGCAAGCAAGCACTGGAAGTGGAGTAAATGCTCAACATATTCATCATCATTACTACTATCCATTTGATCACACAGGACATGGCGGCCGAGGCGGAAGAGGCTCTCATGGTGGTAGCTTCAAATTGGCGTGAGATCTACATACAATCTTTGCAAACCTTACAACTGTGAAAAAATATCAAGCAAGTAATATACAACATGATGCAGGGATTAATGCATAATGGCGAACTAACAAACTTCCAAATAATTGAAGCAGCAGAGCGACTAAAATTGCCATTACGGAAAGTTTCCTTTAAAGATCAGCTCAAACAATTTATTCCAGAAACTGGAGCTTATGTGATAAATATGGATTCTTCTGACTCGGGTCAAAACGGAACTCATTGGGTCTCGCTATATTTGACTAAACAGAATGGCGTTCCACAAGCATGGTATTTTGATAGCTATGGTAGCCCGGCACCAAATGAAGTTCTGGAATTTGCCAAAAAATTCAAAGCGCCCATTTTATCCTATTCCAATAAGCAACTGCAAGCTTTGAACTCAAATTATTGTGGGACATATGTTTTAAATTTTATTTACGCAATGGCTAAAGAAAAAGGTCCATATGAGCAAAGGTATTTAAAATATTTGCACAAATTCTCGCCAATTAGATATATCTAAATATGTCGAAAGAAAGTGCCACAATTTACCCGCTTGTTTTGAATCAATCAAATGTGATTTCAAATGGCAGCCTAAACAATATTTATAGATATAACTTTCCAGGATCCGCGACTTTCCAAAACGCGAAAATAGCTGTTTCGAATGTTCAAATCTATTACAGCTGGCAGAACATCAACACATACTATTCAAATAACCAATTCTCTATTATTCTCCCGACTGCAGCAACGACAGCAACTTTGAGCATAACAATTCCGAATGGCAGTTATTCAGTTGCTGATTTGAATGCATATGTGCAGTCGCAGCTTGTTTCAAACAACTATTACTTGATCGACAGCAATGGCAATTATGTCTACTATGTTGAATTTGCTGAAAATGCTGTGCGCTATAGCATACAATTGAATTTGTTTCCAGTGCCGACTGTTCTACCAGCGGACTGGACGAATCCCGGATGGACACTCCCAACTTCAACTCTAACGCCCCAAGTTGTAATTCCATCAACTAATATCCAAACTCTTCTCGGCTTTGCAGCTGGAACATATCCAACTGTCGCCCAAGCAACTGCTTATAGTATACTCAGCACATCGACGCCACAGCTTTCTCCAGTTAGTTCGGTAATTCTAGGTTGTAATTTGGTCAACAATAAACTGGCAAATCCAAGAAGCACAATCTATTCATTTTCACCTGGCGGCGTGACATATGGCGAATTAATTCAAGCAAGTGCATATCAGTATAGTTGGGTTGATATTCAAGATGGAACCTATGCATCTGTAGATATAACATTCTATGATCAAAATTTCTCTGGGCTGCAAATCATTGACACAAACCTTGTTATCTTTCTTCTTGTAAAAATGACTTAATTTTTGGTTAAAAAAATAAAAGTGCCTCTATATATAAGGCAAATTGTAAGAAATCCCTACTATGAAGCATCTTAGGAAGAAGAACGGTGCAATTGTTATAAAAAACAATAGACAAATGATCGGCAAGGGTTCATTGATGAAACTTCAAAGACAAGAGAAGCAACATATGACTGGTGCATCAGTTAGTTATCACACAGCTGCACCAATTCACCATCAATCAACAGAGGCAATTCACTATGATACGAATTTGGAAAGATTGCGAAAGAGCTTAGCAAATATAAATCTGAGCACAACTGGGAAAAAATATGTGAAATTTTAATTGCAGCGTTTGTAATACCTAACCAAGCCAAAATTTATTATTTTTTTTTCCAAAGTTTCATGTAGTAAGATATAGCATCTGTAGTGGCAGTAGTAAAAGGATGAGTGAAGGAGACACATATATTTACGAGAATACGCTTGAAAATGAGGTGATTGAAAAGCCATTCATCGCAAAGGAAGTTCAAATCGTTTATGACAGCAATAATGGTGTGTATAATAACCAGATTTTATTTTCTACTGGAAATTTGACGAACACAGGCAAATGGGTTGACTATGCCAACAGTTATATTGAAATTCCAGTTGTCATGGCTCTTAAATCATCGGCTAATATAACTGCTGGTAGTCCCAATGCATTTATGATGGGTTTGAAGAATGGTTCAGTCCAACTGATTGATAGCATTATTTTGCAATATAATGGAACTTCAATGGTGCAGCAGTCTATTTTCACAAATGTTTTCCAGCATTTCAAGATTATGTCGAGCTGGACCTATGAAGACCAGCTGAAATGGGGACCGACTACAATGTTTTGGCCTGATGACACTTCTTCAATGCATTTTTCAAATGCTGCCGCAAGTCCATATGGTGATGGAACTTCAAACAACCAGGTAAGTGCCTCAATTCCAACGTCAGATATGACCGCTTGGACTGCAAGTATAAGTGGCCAAAATAAAGGATTTGCCAATAGACTTCAAAATGCAGCTCTTAATCCTGCTGCTGGTAATAATGGCTTGGGAGTTCTAACTGCAGCTCAAGCTAATCAAGTAGGAAAAGCTTATTTTGGTAATAATGGTGCGGCAGGTGCAGCACGAGTCTATTATTGGCAGATTATGCTTACGTTGCGATTGAAGGATATGGCTGACTTCTTCAATAAGATCCCAATTTTGAAAGCTGCAAGAATTGACCTTACAATTAATTTTAATACTTTCTCAAACACGGTAACTTATGTTAATGGAACAAATGGTCCGACGAGTGGAACTATGGTCACTGCAACATTTACACAATTGGCTGGACATAGTTGTCCATATATGCTGGCGAGTGCTGCAAATGATAAAGATGCAAAAGTTGGATCAGTTCCAACGCAGCCGAATGCAATACTTGGAAGCGATGGAACGCTTACAGTTGGTCTTGGTATCAATGGAATTAATGGAGTTGCTGCTCTTGCAAATCTTCCATCAACAATCTTTAACAACTGCAGATGGTATGTGCCATTGTATGAAGCTAATCCAGAATTTGAGCAGAACTTACTTGCTTCTAATCCATTGAAAACTATTTACTATGACGACTTCTACACTTATACTTCAATTACAGCACAAACCGGATCATTTTCACAACTAATTACATCTGGTGTTAAGAATCCAAAGTATCTTGTTATGGTTCCTTTCTTCAATGCGGCAGAAGCTAATTCAGGAAATGTTGGAGGATACGCTCCATATCAATCCTGCTTTGACTCAGCTCCTGCAACTGCAAGTCCAGTGACTTTGACAAATTTGCAAGTCCAAGTTGGTGGTAAGACACTATTCCCATTGATCGAACAATACAACTTCCAACAATTTATGGATGAATTCTCTGCAATCTTTGCTTTAAATGGTGGAAAGAGCCAAGCAATGACAAGTGGTTTAATTACTCAGCAATGGTGGGAAAATGCACCTATTTATGTCGCTGATCTTTGTCGAAGATTACCACAAGATGATGAAAGCACAAAATCAATCCAAGTATCTTGCACTGTAGCTTCTTCAAAGCCGATGGCTGCTGGAACTGCTGCTGTTGTTGACATCATTGCATTTGTTGTCTATCAGCGATCTGCGACTTTCAACTTGATCAATGGCTTGCTAGAGAGTAGCACTTAAACAATCTTTCGGAAATTAAATTATTGCCATTTTTTTTGATGATATTCATATAGTCAAACTATGGCGTCTTATCCACCACCAAGCCAAAAAAATGTTCCAATTTTTAACACAAGTGATTTTGAGACAGGCAACACATCTTTAACATTAACAACTGCTGATGCTAGATATTTACAGCTCAGTGGTGGCGTTGAGCGTGGTCTCGTTACATTTCAAGCTGGGCTTTCAACTGCTTCAATTTCTAACGCCGGAAACGCATTCACAATGCCAAGTTCGAGTGGACAGTTAGCTTTGGTAAGTCAGATTCCGTCAAGTGCAAACTTTGTAACTACGAACACTAATCAGAACATTACAGGCAATAAGACCTTTTCACAAGCTGCCTTGCTGATGACTGATGGAAGCGCCCGTGCGGCAACATTCGCTGTATCTGCTCTTTCGGGCAATTGGATTTACACATTTCCAAACAAAACAGGTACCATTGCAATGTTGAGTGATATCGCTGCTGGCGGAGCTCAATTGAATGTTCCACAGACTTGGACAGCTTTGCAAACATTTGGTTCAAATCTTGCAGCCACATCTATTCAAAACACTGGCACATTGACATTGCCGACTTCCACAGATACACTTGTTGGCCGCGCAACTACAGATACTCTGAGCAATAAATCACTTGCGAATCCTACTTTCAATTTGAACACTTTTCTAAATGCAAGTGGAAACGTAATTACAGTTCCATCTGCAGCTCAAAATGATGTGTTAGTTGGCCGAGCCTCAACTGATACCATAACAGGGCCGAAAACATTTACAAATACAGTGTTTCTGAATGATTCGGTAATCTCAGCCTCAACTTATCTTGGAAATAGTTTACAGGATGCATTAGCTTCTGTTAGTGATCCAGTATCAAGTGGAACAATTTCTCAACTTTCATTCAACTATCTTGGAACCAAAACTATAAGCGCGACTTCTGCAACCACATACACAAATGCGGCCACTTTACATATTACAAATGCTCCTGTTGCAAGCACGAATGTGACCATGACGAATAGAAACGCAATTCAGGTTGATGCTGGGAATGTGAGAATGACAAATGGAAGACTTCTTTCAACTGCTTTGGGAACAGCTGCAGCTCCAGCCTTGGCAATTGGTGCAGCACTAAATGATGGAATCTATAGTTCGGCAGCGGGAAGCGTAAACATAACGGCAGGAGGAACATTGATAACAACTATCAACTCAACAGGTTTGACAGTAACAGGAAAAACGACGACATCAACTTTGCAAGTGGGAACTCCCGGAACAACGACAAATTGCATACAGACAGGATCATACACATTTATATCGCCCATTCTATCTCCTGGCTGTGATAGTGTACCCACCGCAACCATTACGTTTGGGACTCCGTTTTCATCCACTCCAAATATTGTGGCTATGCTTGCAAATCCAGGTGATGCAGGAATTGCTTTGAATTGTTTGATTGTATCAAGTTGGAATGTTTCCACCACTGGGTTTACCTTGGGAATCACAAATGCTCATCCATCTGCAAATGGTTCTGGAAGTCCAACTATTTCATGGTTTGCATGGAATTAAAAAAAATTTGGGGCAAAAATATCATGGCTTCGTGTTCTGAAGGTGTCATCCCAATTGGAAGCCTCATCGTTGTTGATTCTGGTAAGGCTCGCGTTTACGATAGTGGAACTGATAATATTGAAGATGTGATTGGCGAATACAAGTGGCAAAGCATTCAATATTGGTGACGGCCCAGTGTTCTTAAGCCATATTCTGCTCTACCAAGTCGATGTTCTCGGCGTTACATGAGATATGTGCTGCAAGAAAAAACTGATTATGATTGGGCGCTTATCCGTTAGGCTGGCTACCGAAATATGTATTATTTTTATCTAAAGAAATATTATCTATAATATATATGCAATAAAAATGGAGAAAGTTTGTGCTAAGTGCAATAATATATTGCCAATAAGTTCATTCTATAAAGCTGGTGAGTATTATCAAACAAACTGTAAGACGTGTCATAACAATAAAAGACTTGAGTTATACTACAGCACGCATGAAAAAAAAAATTCTTTTGAAAAACAGCCGCAAGAAATTCAAGATTCTATTATTAGTCAATTGCAGCAAAAAAAGAGGCTTAAACAAATTTGCAATGAGCTCGGATTAAACTATCCGATATTCTCATACTATCGTAGAAAAGGCTATATCAAATTAGCAGCTTCCAAAGATGAGAAATAGTCTTCCATTAGTCAGTAGCTGCTTTTGCACTAATAATTATTTTTTTTAAAGACCAATAATTAATTTAATCTAAAGAAATAATCTATATTTGTATATAGAAAAATTTGATCTAAAGAAATAATCTATATTTGTATATAGAGAAAATTTAATCTACAAAATGTATGTAAATGGATTGTGTGCTGATCTAGAAAGACTTATCGACGCATATGCGATAGATACAGATGCTTACTTTAGGCAAAATTTTGAAAAAATGAAATATAATCCACAGAGCGTTTATAAGATTAATCAATTCAAAGATAGATTGCCGCAAACGGCACGTAAACTTGAGATCGAAACACAAATGGCAGATTGGATTAGTTTTCAGATGGAGGGCGCAATTCTCGAATATCCTCCATTTAACATGTTTGGCGATGAATATGATGATGCAGTGGAGCAAATCAGCAAGATGCCCGATGGACCACTTCCTTATGGAGACACAAAACGAAAGTATGCTTGTTGGAAACTAGCAGAGCGAATAAGTGCAGAAACAAAAAGAATAATTGATTTGCCTTTAAATTGCACAGTATTGCAACTTTTAAGAATAATTGAAGATAACTATCCACGAATGGGTGCGAATTTGTTTGGTGATGATTATTCGAGGTATGCATTCTTTGATATTTCGCAAGAAGGTGACGTTCTAAAGCTCGATTGGGGTTTTATGTAATCTACGCGGAATATATCTTTCGCAAATATCTATTTATTTTTTTTTTTGCTAAAGAATAATAATTAATTTATTCTAAAGAAATAATCTATATTTGTATATAGAAAAAAATTTAGTTGCTAATCTATAGACTAATTTACCTTGAGCAAAAAATAGTGCAATGGTTAAATTAGCTGACTTCAATTTATTTAAAACTGAGGACAATAAGCTGGTCAACAGATTTCTGCGCTATGATCGTGAAACAGAAGAATATTACAATCCTAGCATTGATATTAAAAAGTTGTTGCGAACAACTGACAAGAGAGCTAGAGCTAAAATGCTTGAGAAAGAGCTCGGCTTAAGAGTAATTAATTTGGACCAATATATTAATTATGGAGGCAAATATGGAACTTCTTATGTCTATCCAGTAGAAAGCTTTATGGAAGGAGTGGCCAAAATTTTTAAAAAAAATATCCGCAGACAACATATACTCGGCACTGAAACAAGTGTGACAATAGGAGGAGGTTATGTTCTTCCTGCTGGCAATGAAAAAATGATTGAAAAAATTAAGCAAATTATCGCTCAAATGCAGCCTAGTGCACAAGATGCTATTGCTATCAAAATAGAATATCTAGTTTTTTATGATAATATTCCAGTTACTGGTATCAGAGCATTTAACATAGAAAGACTTAAAGATATTAACAAAATTTTTAAAGAAATTATCCTCTGGGGAAATACGTTTCAGGATGGAGATGCTTATGTTCCACATATTGAAAAAATCTACATCAATGTTATTCCAGAAAATGGTGGCGGCTGCTCCACAACGCAATATAAAAAGGTGAATCTTGATGGTATGGAATTGAAGAACCCAAGAAGTAAGGATAATAATTGTTTCTTTGCATGCATCAAAGACTTCTGCAAGTTGGAAAAGCTAACCAAACCATACTGCAACCAATTACGCGCACTTGTTGGTGCCGAACCAAATTCACTCGTAACTATAACGCAGGCTATGCAAATTTTTGAACATATAGTGCAGAAGCAGAAAAAAATATTAAAGATAATTAATAATGAAGAAGGTAAAACACATATCTCATCTAACACCAAGATCACCGATAGTAGTAAGAAAGAAATGCTTACGTTGTTCCTTCGTAATAATCATTACATGATATTGGAAGGTAGCAGTGAAACTAAATGTGCAATATGTCATGCAATATACAAGAAGAAGCATACATGTCCTCCAAAGTGTGAATCCTGCTCATGGTTTCATTATGGAAAATGCAGTCCGCAAAGACTTGCCTTTTATCAAAGAAAGACCGGCATTAATTCTAACTTTGTCAAGTATCAGGGAAGATTTGAAAATTATAGAAATGACAACATCATTCATTATGATTTGGAAACATTTGTGAATGACAACAATGAGCATATACCTTACATTGCTGGATTTGTCTGGGAAAACAAATTTCAGTATTTTGCGGGTGATGACTGTATCAATAAGTTTGTTTTGTTCATCATTGAACTTGCCAAAAATCGATACACTAGACAATTGAAAACTATTCCCAACAAAGCTTTGAAAAAGGAATATCAGGCTCTTCATCCTGGTGAAAAATTTGATATGCAGTGGTGGTATAATAAAATTAGTGCTGAAAAACCTACAAACAAATATGGATGGCCAAAGTATGACCTAGATAATGGCAACATATACAAACGTCAGTATGATGTGCTCTACTTAAATGCTTTCTATGGTTCAAAATTTGATCACTTTAAACTATATGCGAATTTTAAGAAAAGTGGCTTAGGTGCAGCAAAAGATAGATTAATGAGTAACAACTCGATTCTTAAAGCAAATTTTGCAAACATAGTCTTCTTTGATTTGTGGAAGCACACTGTTGGTAGTTTGAGAAGTAATCTTGAAAGTTTTAACTGCAAAATTCAAAAAGGTGAATTTGATCATAAAAGATCATGTCGCTGGGAAGATATGGATTGCGGCACACGACAAGATTGCTTAAAATATCTTGAAGGCGACGTAATGGGATTGAAAGAGTTGTATGATAAGCTTAGTCTTGCCAATCATAAACAATTTGGAACCAATTTGACTGGATTGATTTCTACTTCACAAAATGCATATCAACAATGGACAAAGACCTTGAAAGACATTAAAATTCCTTTACCGACATTGGAGGAGTATAAAGATTTTAGATCAAGTCTCTACGCAGGCCGGTGCTATAAAGCTAAATCAAACTTCACTTCTACAGAGTATGACCGATATATGCGAGGAGAACTAAAATACAATGACATTGATGATTACATAATTGATCTAGACGTTAACAGTTTATACCCCGCAGCAATGAAATGTTTATATCCAGCAGGAGAAACTTTCAAAATGCAAGCAGCACATATTGCAATGGAAAATGAATGTTTGAAGCTGACTAAGGAGTTTAGATATCTTTCCATTTGTAGAATCAAGTTCAAAGCAAATAGATATCTTGCACATTCAATTCTTCCCAGAAGAGAAGATCTTGCGTTGATATGGGATTTAAATGATAACGAGGGATGGTATAATAGCATTGATATAGAAAATGCAGTGCGCTATGGATATGAGGTAGAAATACTGGAAGGTTACTATTGGAAAGAGTCGCACAAAGTATTTGAGCACTATATTGATGATTTGTATAAAATCAAGAAGCAAGCTAAAATTGATTCGAATCCAGCTCTATATCAATTGGCCAAACTATTAATGAATGGATTATATGGTAAGATGTGCCAACGTCCAATCTTCGACGAAACTGTTGATGTTAAATCAAATGCCGAGTTCTGGAAATTCTTCGGCACACATGTGATCAAAGAAATTATTGAAATTGGAGAAGAGTTTTGTTTGGTTGGACAGAAGAGAGAAGATTTTGCGTTAGAAGCATGCTTGACAAAGCCAACACAACTTGGTAGTTTTATTCTTGGTTATAGTAGACGTATTATGCTCGAATACATGAACAAGCTTAATCCATACTTCAATATTGCTGCTTCGAATGATATTGAACAGGATTCTAAACTACAACGGGAAAATGATATCTATTATACCGATACTGATAGTTTGCAAGTTCATGTCAAGCAGCTAATGCATACTGATATAAAAATATCTGACGAACTTGGTGAAATGGGCTTTGATATTCCAGGCAAGATCATAAAAGCCTTCTTCATTCAACCTAAGCTTTACTGTGATGTGTATGCTGTCAATGCAGGGTATCCCGGAAAATATTGCAATTCAAAAGAATGTAATGCAAAAAAGAAAGCCGATAAATGTAACGGTGATATACATCTGCACTTAAAAGGAAAAGGAGTGCAGAATAGCAAGTTAGAGCTACAGCATTTCGAGACTCTGAATTCTGGAAAAGCTGTAGAAATTACTGCCGATATGCGCATTAAAAGAATTGGTCTTAAGCGAAATAGTAAGGAACTTGCATTTGATCAATTCAGTCTTGTTAATATTACCGGCGAAGCACTTAAGAAAGTCATTGGAAAGCAACCTTATCTTGGTAGATGCTTTATCGATAATGTTTCGGTGCCCAACAATCATATATGCGCTGTGTAAAAAGTATGCATTCATTTATATACCACCATGGAAGAACTACTTGCAAAGATTTACTTTGATCCTGCCACAGGATTCCAAGGTTTGAAAAAGCTATATACAAAAGCAAAAGAGGTCAACCCAGCTATTTCTATTGCAGATGTGAAGAACTTTTTGCAAAACAACACAACTGACCAAATACATAGAAAAGTAGCAAATAAAGAAAGTGGCGTTCAAATTCTAGGCGGAGTTGGACACTTTCAATTGGATCTAACGTTTCTATCGCAATACAAAAATCAAAATAGAGGGTTTCACATTATTCTTGTCTGTGTTGAAGTCAATACTAAGAAAGCTTATGCGCGAGCCTTAAAAAACAAGACCCAGAATGTGTTAGCAACTTCTATACAAGAAATACTTCTGCAGATGAAAAAAGATAAACAATCATTTACAGTTTTTCCAAACTGACAATGGAACAGAGTTTAAAAACAAGATGATAAGTGATCTTTTAGAATCTAATGGTATCAAACAACAATTCTGCCAACAAAATGACAAAAAGTGTTTAGCTATAGCTGAAAGATTTAACAGAACTATTAAATTGATAATCAATAAATATTTCACTGCTAACAATACAGTCGTTTGGTATGATAAGCTGCAAGACTTTGTCAACAATTACAATAACTCTATACATAGCTCAACAAATAAGAAACCTAACGAGATCACTGCGATGGAGGAAAAAGAAATTATTAATGACAAGATTGAAAATAATTTGGCTGTAAGAAGTAAGATTAAAATTGGAGATACAGTTCGCTTACCATTATCAAAATCTAAATTTGAAAAAGAAGGACGCTCTTTCACTGATGATGTATTTAAAGTAACAAAAGTAATGCTTGCAAACTTACAAGTTGAAGGCAAAACAAAAAAGTTTCCAATCAATGCAGTTCTAAAAGTGCCCGCTGAAACAAAAAATCACGAAACAAAAAAAATAACTGCGGCCAAAAAAGAAAGTAAAGTTGAACGAGCAGTTAAACGAGAAGGTTTAGAGCTAAATTTTGCAGATGATAAGCCAGCTCCAAGAAGGCTTATGAGACACTTTGAAGAAGCATCTCTTTCAGTTCAGCATTCCTACTGTCTTTAAACATGTCTGACTTATCAATCAACCATCGAAAATATGATTTACATGATTTATCATTACTTAAAACTTCACTGAAACTTCTATTCTTATATTTTCCAAACGTAAAAATGTAATTTGAATCTATAGGCTTTTTTTGCTTCCTAAGAAGGTAATATTCATCAATTGCTTCTTCGATGTCTTTGGTAAGTAGGCTTTTGTTTGCGAGGTGATCTTTGAGCGTCATGGTATATATATTAGAGTTGAGAAACTTTTCTTTAGATAAAATAAATTTATTATCTGAAAAAAAAATAATTAATTCTTTGTCAGGAAAAAAAATTTGGGGCAAAAAACATGAGTTAAAAGTTTCGGCAAACCGAATGTGTGGCCAGCCGTGCAAAATAATTCCTCTTTCCAAGACTCGAACCCAAGACCGCTGGGTGCGGGCAAAGTTCGGTAGCCGTTCGGCCATTGTCTTTTCTTACATTTCAAGATAACCAACTTTGCAAGATTCTTTTGTCAGGAAAAAAATCAAAAAAAAAAATCAAAAAAAAAAAATCAAAAAAAAAATCAAAAAAACTCTTCAAACAAATTTAGAAAAAAAAACCCAATATTTTTTGCACCTTGAGCGAAGCGAAATTCTGGGGCAAAAAATATAGGTTATCTTTTTTGCAAGATTCTTTTGTCAGGAAAAAAATCAAAAAAAAAAATCAAAAAAAAAAAATCAAAAAAAAAATCAAAAAAACTCTTCAAACAA